TTCTTTTGGTCAAAGAACTCTTGCTGGAAAAATCAAAGCTTTCAGGAACTTAAAACAATTTAAAAACAGTAATGACGAAGAAATTAGAACTCACATCACAGGTTTCCAAAGACATTCAGAAAATGCTGATGAACGGCAAGCCTTTGACTCAGATATGTAAGATGGAAGGATCTCCAAGTCTAAGTAAAGTTTATGACTGGATTTCCGAAGATAAAGAGTTTGCCAATCAAATCATGGTTTCCAGGAGGATTGGTTCCCAGACCTATCTGGACCGGATGATAGAAGAATTAGAACAGGCGGATAATAAGAACATCATGGTTGTTCGAGAGAAGCTCCATCATTTTAGGTGGTTGGCAAGTAAATTGCTTGGACAGATATATGGTGAAGAGAAGAGAGTAGCGGTTGATCAGAAGATAGAGATTACCTGGTCGAGTGATGATGATAAGAGTTACGAGAATGATAACAGGATTATTGACGTTACAAACTCCGGTAGTACACACGAAGCAAACAGAGAATAGCACAGGTCATGAGGTTCGAATTGATAATGATTCTCAATTGTAAGAAGTAAAAGATTAAAACTCTTTGGATCACTCATTAAAGATTAAATAAATAAAGACAGTTGACCTAAACAAACGGTTTGGGAATTGATTTGTCAAAAAGCTGGCGGAAAAATATTGATTTTGTGCGAGGTACCATACCCCAAAAAAGTGGTGCAGAGGCTTATACGTTTATTTACCCATGCCGTCAACAAACACATGAACGAAGTCATTGATCACATATTAGAAATTATAGAACGGTTAAGCTCCAGGTTAAGCACGTGGTCCTGGAATAAAAGATGGATTAACAGAGATAAAGGCTATGGATATAAGAAGTAAATTTAAAGACATCGAGGCTGTCTCTATGGGATCACACGAAAGCTTGGTACTCAGCTTTCACGGATTCCAGGATAGAGAAGAAGTAAAAGAATTTGCTGATTTTATTTTTTCAAAACTAAAGATGAATTATCAATCTTTGGAAAAACCACCGACGATTCATTAAGTGAAAAATAAGTTTCATAATGGAAGCAAAACAGATGGAAAACATTATTGGCTTACTCCTCCAGAATTATATGAAAGTTTAAATAATGAATTTAAGTTTGATTTTGATCCTTGTCCATTTCCTTTGCCAGACGGATTTGACGGTTTAACTTGTAATTGGAAAAATTCTAATTATGTCAATCCGCCTTTTGGATCAATTATTCATCAAGGTAAAAAAAAAGGTCCGACAGCTTGGGTAAGAAAAGCTATAGAAGAAAATAAAAAAGGAAAGCAAGTTATTTTTCTTTATCCTTTAGATAAGTGGATCCTTATGCTTTTGGAAAATGGAGCTGAAGTTAGAAATCTTGGCAATATAAAATGGTTATCTACAGAGGATAAATTACCTACTAAAATAGGAACCGGTCGGCATATAGCTTGTTTTGTTTTAAGAAATGAAAATTAAAATTCCATATACACCGAGACTACAACAAGCTTATTTACATAAAAGTTTGCAAAGTTATAGATACGCATTATTGCTTTGCCACAGGCGGTTTGGCAAAACAACAATGTGTCTTAATGAATTAATTAGACGCTGTTTGACCTGTAAGGATCACAATCCGAGATACAGTTTTATAAGTCCAACCTATAAACAAAGCAAAAGTATAGCTTGGGATTTTTTGAAATTTTACGCTGGGAAAATTCCTGGTACTAAATTTAATGAAACAGAATTAAGAGCCGACTTTGTAAATGGTGGAAGGATTACATTACTTGGTGCAGAATCTTTTGATAATCTTCGTGGTAATTATTACAACGGCGTAATCATAGACGAAATGAGTCAGATACCAGCTTCTTTAATAGAAGAGGTTTTAACTCCAGCCTTATCGGATAGAAAAGGTTTTATGTATCTGATTGGTACTCCACAAGGTATGCAATCAACTTTCTATAATTATTATCTTAAAGCAAAAGGCGATAAGAAATGGTTTAGCTATACGGCTAAGGCTTCTGAGACAAAAATCGTGGACCAGGAAGAACTTGATCAGGCTTTGCAAATGATGGGAAAAGCCAAGTACGATCAGGAATTTAACTGTTCGTGGGTTGGCGATTATCCAGGTTCTATCTTTGGAAAAGAAATAGAGGATTTGGATGACAAAAAACAATTAACCAGTGTTCCGCATGACCGTTCTTTGTTAACGCATACGGCTTGGGATATTGGATACAACGATGACACGGCAATTATTTTTTTTCAGGAAGTTGGTCATCAAATAAATATTATTGATTGCTTTGCAGATCGAAACAAGCCATTTCCTTTCTATGCCGAGATTTTAAAAGATAAGGAATATTTTTATGGAAATCATTTTGCGCCGTTTGACATAGAGGTTAGCGAGTACAGCTCAGGTCGAACCAGGCGTGAGGTAGCTTACGAACACGGCATTAGGTTTCGTGTAGCTCCAAGAACTATAAAAGAGGATGCCATCCACGCATTAAAGATGATTTTGAATCGATGTTTTTTTGACGTGGATAAATGTAAACCGTTGATTGATGCTTTAAGGCATTATCACCGCAAATATTCTGAGAAAGACAGAATTTTTAAAACAAAGCCTGTGCATGATTGGTCAAGTCATTTTGCAGATTCAGCAATGATTTTAGCCACAGGATTTCAAGAACAAAGGTTAACAAATATGAATAGACAAAGAACAGCGATAAGCGAGGTTAAATTAATATGAGGAAAACAAAATGTCGTTCCTGATGCCAAAAATGCCAGAGATGCCGGCAATGGTTATGCCAGAAGTTAAAGATGTTCCCAACTATGATGATGAAGAAAGAAAGAAAACTGAAAGAGCAGAGTTGGAAGCAAGCGAAAGAAAACGTAAAGGCAGACGTAGCACTATTTTAACGGGTACAGGTTTAACAGAAGATCCTGAATTACATCAAAAAACATTATTAGGAAATTAATATGGGTGGATATGTAGAAAAATTAACAGGTCAAAGTTATGATCCTCCTCAACAGGCTCAACGAGAAGCGGTTAGAGAGGAACCTAAAGGACCGACAAGAGCTGAAATGGATCAGAGCAGAAGAATTGATGTGGCGAGAAGAGGTCGTAGAGCCACTCTATTAACTAGCAAAAAAAACGTGGATCAAGATCTTACGCTCGGAACTAAAACTTTATTAGGATAATTTTAATGGAAAATAAAAAGCTTGCTCAAGAATTAAAAGCTAATTTATCTCGGTTAATTGAAAAAAGAAAAACGTGGGAATCACATTGGCAAGAATGTGCGGATTTATTTCTACCACGAAGAGCGGATATTACTGAAAAGCATACTAGAGGCGATAAACGAAACATACAAATTTTTGATGCGACTTCAACGCATTCACTTGAATTGCTCGCATCCAGCTTGCACGGAACCTTAACCAGTTCCGCAACTCGCTGGTTTAATTTGCGGTTTAAGAACGCAGTTTTAAACGATGATGATTCTGCACGTGAGTGGCTTGAAAATTCTACGGATAAAATGTATCTGGCGTTTTCTCGTTCTAATTTTCAACAATCCGTTTATGAATGTTATTTTGACTTATTATGTTTTGGAACCGCAGCGATTTTTTTAGAATCGGATGAAGAGGATATTATAAGGTTTAGTGCTAGACATATTAAAGAGATATATATAGCCGAAAATGATAAAGGTTTAATTAACTGCATCTACCGAAGATTTAATATGACTGCAAAGGCAGCGGTAGAAAAATGGGGTTTAGAAAATCTAAGTAAAAATATTCAAAGCATATTTAAAAATGCTCCGTTTGACGAAGTGGAACTTTGCCACGTTGTTAAACCGAGAAATATGTATGATCCAAGAAAATTGGATAAAATTAATATGCCGTTCATTTCTATTTATTTGGAAATGGAATCTGAACATATAATTAGTCAAGGCGGCTTTCGAGAATTTCCGTACCTGGTTCCTCGCTGGCTTAAAAGCAGCAATGAGATTTGGGGAAGAAGTCCGGCTATGTCATGTTTACCTGATGTAAAAGTTTTAAATAAATTAGTTGAAACTCAATTACTAGCGGCAGCCAAACAAATAAATCCTCCTTTGCTAATCCCAGATGACAGCGCCGTTCTACCTATAAGAACCAGTCCAGGATCTTTGAATTTCTATCGTGGTGGAGCCAGAGATAAAATTGAACCGTTGAATATCGGAGCCAATCCAGGATTAGGATTAAACCTTGAAGAAGCTAGAAGAAAATCTATTGCCAAAGCTTTCTTTGTAGATCAATTATTAATTCAGGAAGCAAGTTCAAGAACGCTAACCGCTACTGAAGTTCAAGCTAGACAGGAAGAGCGTCTCAAAATTTTAGGACCAACAATGGGAAGATTGCAAAATGAACTTTTGCAGCCGATGATTACCAGAGTGTTTAATATTATGCTACGTAACGGACACTTTATAGAAGCACCAGAAATTTTAGCAAATCAGGAAATAGAAATTGAATATATTTCGAGCATGGCATTAAGCCAGAAAGCATCCCAGCTCTCAGGAATTATGCGAGGCATGGAAGTCTTTGGTTCATTAGCTCAAGTGGCTCCTGTAATGGATTTTTTAAATTCAACCGGTCTGGTTAAGGAATTAATTAAAATATTAGGACTTCCGGCAACGATGATTAATAGCGATGCTGAAGTAGAACAAATTCGAGCTGAACGTCAAGAACAACAAGCACAACAAGCCGAAATGCAACAGGCAATGCAAGAAGCGCAAGTTGCCAAAGATGCTGCGCCTATGGTGCAACAATTAAATGAAGCAACAAAACAGCAAGCTTAGTCAGCTTATTAAAGATTATAAATTTGTTTATTCAAGCGATGAAGGAAAAAGAGTTCTTTCTGATCTTGAAAAACGATGCCATGAGTTCGTAACAACTCATGATAAATCCAACAGTCACGAGACCGCTTTCCTTGAAGGTCAAAGAAGCGTTCTCATATTTATAAAAAACATGGTCAATAAAAAGGAGTAATCTTATGGATCAGGCAACTGAAGCGGTTGTTAATGAACAACCAACTCAATCTGATGAGACAACTACAAGTGTTTTATCATCAGACCAAACACCTCAACCGCAAGAACAAACGGTTGATTTTAAAAACTTGATACCTAAAGAATATCAAGACGAAAAAAGTTTACAAAATTTTTCTTCAATGGATTCTTTTGTAAAGTCATATTTAAACGCACAACGAATGGTGGGTTTGGATAAAATAGCGATTCCAAACAAGCACAGTACGGAATCCGATTGGGATCAGGTTTATCAAAAACTTGGAAAACCAGAATCACCAGATGGATATAAATATAATTTACCGAAAGAAAGTAAATTAGATTCGGATTCATTAAAGGCGTTTTCAGAACAAGCGCATAAGCTTGGATTATTACCTCAGCAAGCTGACGGAATAATTCAGTATTATCAGGAACTAGCAAATGCTTCTGAAATCAATACTAATTCAAAAGCTGAAACATCACGCCTTGAAGCTGAACAAACTTTAAGAAAAGAATTTGGACCAGCTTATAAAGATAAAATAAGTGCTGCCAGGCATTTGGCAACGAACACATTGGGTAACGAGTTTCTATCAAATACTTTGTTAGCCGATGGAAGTAAGCTTGGAGATAATCCAACTGTTGTCAAAGCGTTTGCGAACTTAGCGAGTAAATTAAGTGAAGATAGTCTTGTAAAAGGCGAACCATCATCTTATTTAACTACGTCTGAAATCAACAAACAAATTGCAGCATTACAACAACCAGGCTCTGCATATTTTGATAAAAATCATTTGAATCATGATGCCGCTGTAAAAGAAGTGCAGTCATTAATTCAACAAAAGAATAATGAAGTGGATGTTGAATAAAGAGTTTTGCTTTGCGCAAGCAGAGTGAAAGATACAAAGGCAATCGCAAGATCTTTGTTGACATTGGGAAAGACTAATATCGAGTAGATATAAAATACAGGAAGATCTTTTTAAAAAGATAATCAACCGAAAATTTGTTTAACACTAACACAGGAGAATTGTAATATGTCAACACAAATTACAACTTCATTT